GCTACCAATAAAGGTACTAGTTTGCTTTGGTCAATACCTTGATAAACAGGATTACCATCAGCATCTACTTCATCTTTTGTTCCGCTAATAGCTTCTGGAATAATATCTGAAACTTCGTGTGCTAAGAAACCATCTACTGTTGTGTCTGCGTCTGCAATAAAGTTAAATCTTTTAGGTGATAGCTGTTTTAATCTTGTAGTAGCACCAGTTATATCTACGACATTTTCTTTCAATCTATAATCTGAAGATGTGTTGTAAGAAGTTGAAGTACCATTTGTGGTAATACTACCTACTCCACCATTAGGATTATAAAAAATTAAATGTTCTCTTGTAGATGTTGATGCTCTTGATGAACGAAGTCTTGCACCATCAGCATTATCAATCATTTTACCATCTGTGCTTCCACCACCAATAGCTGATTCAGTGGTGTTAGAAAAGAAAATATCTCCGTTAGAAATCATATACATTCTAACATTCCCATCACCATCAGATAACACAATGTTATTAGATGATGTTCTAATATCTAGTCCACCTTGATTACCATTGTATGCACCAAGAATGGTATTTTTAGAACCTGTGGTTACATAATAACCTGAACCACCAACACCATCATAAATACAGCCAACAAAAGTATTCCTTAAACCTGTTGAAAGATTAAAACCTGCATCCGTACCAACACATAAATTTTGACTTCCTGTGGTAATAGCCCTACCAGCACTTTTTCCGATTGCTACATTGTATGTACCACTCGTATTAGCATTTAGTGCTTGATAGCCGACTGCGGTGTTGTTTGATGCTGTGTTGTTTAATAAAGAAGCAGTACCAACAGATGTATTGTTGCTTCCACTAACATTTGAACCTAATGCACTTCCACCAATTCCTACATTATAATTTCCTGTAGTGTTTGCATCTAATGATGATTGACCAAGTGCTGTGTTTTCTGTTCCAGTCGTATTAGCAGTTAGTGTACTATATCCTACTGCAGTGTTGTAATCTGCTGTGGTACTATCTCTTAAAGTACCATAACCAATGGCAGTGTTATATGAACCACCATTACTATCTTCTAATGATGCGTGACCTATGGCAATATTTCTTTCACCAGATGCTTCGCTTGTTAAAGCATTATATCCAATACCAATGTTGTAGTTGGCTGTAGTATTTGCATCTAATGCATAGTTTCCAATCGCAACATTAAATTGACCAGTCGTATTAGCGAACAAAGATTTATAACCAATTGCAGTGTTGTCTGATGCTGTGTTAAAATATAATGCGTATGTTCCAAGACCAGTATTGTTTGCACCAGTTACATTTGAGAGCAATGACTGTGTTCCTAATCCTACATTAAATTGACCTGTGGTATTAGCAGTAAGAGATTGGTATCCCACAGCTGTGTTGTTATTTGTTGTGTTTAATTCTAATGCTTTTGAACCTATAGCTGTATTATTACTACCAGTATTGGCTTCTAAACTTTCGTGACCTAGTGCAGTATTATGACTTCCTGTTGTGTTTGTTTTTAAAGAAAGATGACCAACTGCCGTATTATAATTTCCTGTAGTGTTTGCATTTAGTGCTTGATAACCTAAAGAAGCTAATGCACTACCAGTTGTATTATCTTCAAGTGCTTGATATCCTACTGCTGTGTTGTTTGATGCTGTGTTGTTTAATAAAGCTGTATATCCAATGCTTGTATTATAACTACCTGTTGAATTGCTTGTTAATGAACCAGCACCTAAAGCAGTGTTAAATATACCTATAGTATTATCTCTTAAAGCAATATGTCCAATTCCAGTATTTCCATCTCCAGTAGTATTATCTGTTAAGGCTTCATTACCTACTGCTGTATTATAATTACCATCAGACGCATTTGAATCTAAGGCAGTATTACCTAGTGCTACGTTTCCTGTACCAACAGGATAATTACCATCTAATTTAATTGTGCCACCATCTACGGAAAGATTGCCTGTGACTGTTAGTCCTGTAATGTTAGTATAAGAACCAGATAATCTTGCGTTTGGTACTGTTCCACTATCTAAGTTATCTGCATTTAAAGAAGCCACAGAGAATGTACCATAAGCAACAATATCAATAATATCGCCTGTACTTGCTCCACTAGCAAGAACAACAGAACTACCAGAACTAACAGTGACATCTGTACCATTAAGAAGTTTGACACCGTTTAAGTAAACATCAACATAACCTGCGTCATAACTTAATGTATTACCATTACTGTCTGTACCTGTGAATGTTGTTTGACCAGAAGTAGCTGTGTAGTTATATCTTTGCGAAGTTCCATTAACTGATGAACCTGCGTTCTGCCAACCAGATGAACCATATACTTTCATGGTATCTGTACCTGTGTCGTAATATAAATCTCCAACATCTAATGAAGTTGTCGGAGCAGTAGCAGATACTCGATATCTGTCTGCAAAGCTGTTAACACCGCTTATGTTAGAAGCAACTGTATTAACATTAGTTATGTCTGTACCGACTGTATTAACATTAGTAATGTTGTTTGCTACTACATCAATTTCAGATGTCGCTTCTGTTAAGTCATTAGCAACTGTTACAACTTTAGAAACTTCATCAGCAACAGCTTGAATGTCAGATACATTAGTAGAAGCAGTAGATATATCAGAAGATATACTTGCTAGGGTTGTGATATCAGCATTAATGCCTGCAACAGTATTAATATTAGTTGCATTGGAAGCAACAGCATTAATGTTTGTAGCATTTGAATTGACTGCATTGATATTAGTAGAGTTACCTGCAACACTATTTACATTTGCAATATTGGTAGCAACGGAATTTACATTAGCTATATCTGTCGCTACTGTACCTATATCGGTTGCATCTCCTGCTACAGTAGTAACATTAGCACTAATCCCACTGACAGTAGTTATATCAGAGTTGATACCTACTAAAGTTGTTATATTTGAATTTGCACCTGCTACTGTATTAATATTCGTAGCATTAGAATTTACTGCATTAATATTTGTTGCATTACCTGCAACTGAGTTGACGTTAGAAATATTAGTAGCAACACTATTGACGTTAGCTATATCCGTAGCAACAGTTCCAATATCTGTAGCATCATTAGCTACACTTGTAACATCAGATGATATTCCTGCTACAGTTGTGACATTAGCAGAAATTCCTGCAACAGTTGTTATGTTTGTATTATTACCTGCAACAGTTGTGATATTACTATCATTAGAAGCAACAGTGTTTACATTTGTGATATTATTTCCAACATTATTTACATTGGTAATATTAGTTGCAACAGTATCAATCTCACTTGTCGCTTCATTTAAATCACTAGCAACAGTATTAATACTAGAAATATTATCTTCAACTGTGTTGATATCAGAGATATTGTTAGCAACAGTAGTTAAATCAGCTTTATTTGTTGCTGATAGCCAAGTATTTTCTAAGTAAGTTTTATTAACTACATCATTATCATTTACAGGATTTGCAACATTTTTAATAACTTTAGAGTTAGCATTGTATTTATCATCTGCTTCTAATCGTAAATTATTCTCTTGGTCATCTGCTGTTTCCTGAGCAATAAAGAAGTTCTGGTCTGCTGATTTATCTAAGTCTGCTTCTGTTAATACAGAACCGTCTGTAAAGTCAACTAACCTTGCATCAATAGGTGTATTACGTTCAATTTTAATTGTTGTACCGTTTGCAGGAGCAGAGGTAAAAGTTAGAGTTGATGTACTAATAGTAAACGCAGTAGTTTCTACATTATCTATGTAGGCTTTGATGTGTGTACTATCAATAAAACTAAAAGGTATACTATACCCTGTAGTGCTACCGTCTCCTGTATAGAGAACTTGACTGTTATATGTTGGCATGTTTTTTTATAAATCGTTAGTGAATTGATACAGTGAATTAAAATAATCGTTATCTCTTACTTTTATTCCACTACCTATTTTTGCTTTGTTTATTTCTGCATTTTTATAGCTATCCATTAAAGTGAATTTACCTCTTTTATCTTTTGTACTTATGAATTGATTTGCTTCCTTAAATAGAAGAGTTTCTGCAATGTTTTGGTATCTTTTAACTAGCTTCTTAATTTCTTTTACTTTACCACCGTCATCTTTTACTAAATCATCAATAACAGTAGGTTCAGAAAGATTTTTATAATAAGAAGAAGTTATTAAAGTCTCTAAGGCAGAGTTTAAATCTTTACCACCAATTTTAGTTTGTCTTAATATTTCTTGTAGTCTGTTATATCCTGTCTGACCTTTTTTATTTACAAACAAGTTTAAATCAATACTTCCTTTAAACTTCTCATTCATTTTAGGTATATTTACACCAAGACTTAAAATCTCAGACGTAACAGGGTCTTGTTTTTGTTCAGAGTATGAGAAAGGATTAAACATACCATTAATTAATCTATCAGTTTCATCTCCCTGTATTTGTAAAGGTTGACCTCGAAAGTCATACTTTAACTCTACTTCTTCTGCACCAGTTCTCTTTTTGACCTCATCTAAGATACTACGGACATCTCTGTAGAACGGGTCGTTGATTAGCTTGGTGTAAATATTCGGTATAAATGAGCCGACTTTTGAATTAATGTATCTTTGAAGTTGGTTAGGGTTATCCTCTGTAATAACTTGCATAAAGTCAGCTAGACCTTTTAAATAGGTTTTACTAAATAAGTTTCTTGTAATACCCGCCCAACTTGCTTTGGCTACATTTGTAATTTTTGTTGTTGGACTTATAAAATCTCCAACATCACCACCTTGTTGTGCTAACATTAGGAGTATATCTCCGCCAACTCTTTTAAGTTCTTCTTCTGTTAGTCGTGAATAAACTTCATTGTAATCAGCTACAATACCAAAGAAAGCACCAAAAGGGTCTGCTCTTCCAAACTGAACAAATTTAAATGATTCACTTTCCTCGTTCCAATACCTAAACGCATAAGGTAATGCACCACTACTTTTTCGAAGTTCTGCTAAGTCTTTAGATTTAGTAGTTTTTTCTTCTATTCCAGTTCCTTGAACTCCTACAATATATCCTTCTTTGTAAAGCATAGATGCATAAGTCATTAATGATGTTCCTAAAGCTATTTGACCTCTTGCTTTAGCTGTAGCTTCAGGTGAATTTTTACCTAAAAAATCATCAAGATACTGTTTTCTTATAAGTCCTAAAGGTGTTCTATCAACAATGTTTAACATCAAGTTGACTGGAGTTCTAACAAAAGGAACTATCTGACGTAAGACAGGGTACTCATTTACAATATCCTGCATACGTTTAAAGATACCTGTTAAATCTTGTGTGTAGGTACTTTCCTGAGCATATCTCATAGCACTAGGGTCAATGCCTACTAGACCATTTTCATCAAAACCTTTTCTAATGTACTCTAATACATAAGCATCAAATTCAGATATAGGTCTTTTTTTAAGTGTACTGCCTACTATTTTCTTAGGGTCTTTGCCTAATTCAATAGCTTTCATTACAGCATCAGCTTTTAATTTACTTCTGTAATTTATTTGTTTAAAAAATTCATCTGCTGTATTTAGTAATCTTGTAGGAATACGGACTAGTTTTCCTGCTATTCCACCTAAACTTCTTACTGGTGTATCTAATTTTGTAAGACCACCTTTACCACCAATAATTGTATCTTCCTTCTTAAAAGCTTTACCTGCATATTTTATAGAATCATAAAGGTATTCTCTAAAACCTATATAAGTTCTTAATGCTCTTTTACTTTCTGCTCTTATTGATTTAGCTTTATTACTAGTACCAAAAGTTAATTGACTACCAATAAATTGTTCAAAAGGTTTAATTATTGTATTTGCTATGTTGGAAGAAATGTTAATGATGTGAGTTTTTGGATTAGATAATAGAGCATTAATCCATACTTCATTGACTACATTCCATGATTTATTTTTAGTAACATAAGATAATACTTTAGATACATCTACGTTTTCTGCTTTAGATAGTTTATTTAAAAAATCAGCTTTACTTCCGCCATAAGCATCAAATTCTTTAATAATTTCACTTATCTTTTGTTTAACACCACCCTCAGGTACGTTACCAAAATTTCTTAATCCTCTTGCTAAACCTTCACCTATATTTGTTTTTTGATTTTCTGCTACTTTAAGTTTAGGTAATAGAACCTTAAATACTAATGCCTCAGCCTCAGGTGAGTTTTTATTTTTACTAACTCTATTAATACCGTTTGCTAGAGTTTCTATATAAGAGTTTAGTGCAACAACTTTTTGTGGAGCGTTTTTTACTACTTTTTCTAATTCTCTAATATCTATATCTAATTTTCCTACATCATTTTGATATAGTCTTTTTGCTGAATTAGCTATTTGTTCATCAGTAATTATTACTTTTCTTTTTTTAACAACATTATTAAATGCTTTTTCAAACGCATCTAATTCAAGTAATCCACCTTTTTCTAAATTATTAAACTGTCTAGCATTAAATCCTAAATTTAAATTAAGTTCAAATAAACCGTCATCAAATTCTTTTCTGTTTTTTGCTGTCTTTTGATAAGTTTGGAATTGCTCAAAGACACTATCTTCTAATTCTTTTTCTGAATTTTTCTGTGCTTGTTCAAATAATTTTTTATCTTCTGCTGTTTGTTTTATAGTAGTTACATCAACAGCATTTGGATTTTCGTTTTTTAAATTCTTTTCTTCTAATTCTCTAAGATACTTTTCATCTTCTGATATTTCTTCTTTACTATATTTATTACCATTTTGTTTTGCATTTTTATTTTTAATTAATCGAAAAGTTCTAAATGTTGCTTCTAACGCACCGCCAACTAATGTACCTTCTAATGCATTTTTAAATCTTGCTTCATACCAAGTATCTTCAGGGTCAGATGATAAATAATCAAATAGTGGATTTTGTAGGTCTGGAGCAACCTCATTTATAATATCTACAAGTCTACCTGTCTCTTCATTAAAGGCAGTAAAATCTGCAACAGCACCAACACCCATTGTTTTCGCAACTTTTCCTGCTGTGGATATAGGTTGAATTGCACCCAAGATACGGTTTCCGAATAAATATCCAGTAGTAAATTGAGTTATGCCTCTAGTAATTGAACCTGCTACTGTGTCAGCTTCGTCTATTTCAGTTAATTGACCTGCATCATCTTCATTATATTTACCGAATAAAATATCTTCATTGCCGTCAGCTTTTAACTCTTCGTATGATTTGTATTGCATGACACCGTTTTCAGCATCATCACCAAAGACAAATCCACCTATATTGGTTTTTTCTCCTAAAGTGTCACCTATTTTTTCTATTAAACCTATACCTGAATTTACTGCATCAAAAGCACCACCTAAAGCTTGTGTGCCTATATCTGATACAACACTTCTTTTTGCATTTGAAGTAGGTGTCACAGGTGTATTAGTTTGCTTAGGTTGGTCTACAGGTTGAAATCTATCTTGAGAAAGAATTTCTTGTATTGCTTTGTCACTTGTTCCGTCAGGAAAAGATACTTGCTGACCATTGGGTGCTATTTTAAGTATTGCCATTTATTATCCTCTCGGGTTTTCTTTTGGTAATTTTTCTTGTGTCTTTTGCATTTCAATTTGCTTTAAATATTCTTCTTGAGTCATTGCATCAGGATATTGTTTTTTAAATTTAAGAAGGTCTTTTCCTTTTAAATCTTCAGGTATAAGAGTTATAGCTTTAGCATTACTATTTATTATTGTATCTGTAGTGTCGTTAGTATTTTGTTCTACTGCATCTACTTCATCTACTGTTATCTCAACTATCTCTTCGTTAAGGTTAGGATTTTGATTGTCATAAATTGTAGGTTCTAAAACTCTATTTTCAGTAGGAAAATCTCGTAAAATATTTGATTTTGCTTCTTCTTTTTTCTTAAGTGCAAAATCTTTAAATGCTTGTTCTCTC